CGGTATATAGTGTTCTCAGTTTTTTGCCCGTTTCGGACTATTCGCGCTATTAAAAATGTCCAAGAAGACTGGTTGTGATGATGAGCATTGTGAGCCCGCCCTTGACGGGGCCCTGGCCCACGCCATTATCGAGGGACATCTCGCCACGTTCGCTGGTTGTAGTCTCCCTTCCCTCCCTTTCTTCACACAAATCCTCCACGACACCATCAAGACTGCGGCCGACAAGCTCAAGCGTGAGTTCCCTGAGGCTATGCTGCAGTTCAATCTCATTTTCTCTGATCACAAGGCTGATGACCGAGAAATGCGCGTTTGGCATGAGGAAGGCATGCACCCGCTCTGGCGCGCGGGTACCAAACGTGCTCCACACGGGGTGCTGGGGGCCGGTCGCTCACTCGCCGAACACCATATTTGTCGCCTGATCAGCGAAAATCATGGTAGTGAGGTGGGCCCGCCGCACATTTTCGACGTAGGTTCCAACTGTTTGCGGCTGCGCACCGCAATGATGACAACCACGGATCTTTCCCTAGAAGACGTACACCACAATGTTCCCAACATCCAACCCGGGGACACGACCCGGCAGATCCAAGCGAGAAAAGGCTACAAGCATTGTACATGCCTATTCCAGGACTGCCCTCATGTCCCCGGGTACAACATCTTTCTCTTTCAGCACAGCATCTATTACTTCACTTTACAAGAACTAATCACAACTTTGCCACTCGGGTCCGTCAGTTACATCACCGTACATCATATTTTCGAGGCATGCGGAAGCCTACAGGCCGGTCAACTATCATACCACGTGCGACATGACGGGCTGGTCGTTTGCCAAGCAAAAGGCAACACCACCCCATACATCCACGCTGACGTTGCCTGGCTCAAGTTGGGGTATTTCTCTAACGGGACAACAACACTCACATGGGAGAAGGTCGGGTCATTTTTTGACACGCACGTTTACGTGATGCACCACATTCCCGGTGCCCGACAAAATCAACCTACGCCCGACCGTTTCCATACGCAGGGCTACGGTGACCTCCCCGGTGACTTCGTTTCCCGCATCGGACCCCACGCCCAATCCATTCACCAACAGCGCATGATTGGGCCAGCGATACTCGATGAGGAGACAAACACGACGCCTGGGGCCTACGTCCCGATCAGGAAGGTGACGCTCAAATTTGGGCTCACGCTCGCTTACACTGACGGCGGGCGGGTTTTACCAATCCCCACAGACCTCATCGGCACACTCGCCACCAAGGCGGTCATGGTCCCGCGCGGGGCCACATTGACTCGCACTCTCGCCGACATCGGGAAACGTTACCTTCTCGCCGGTAACTTCCCCGCCGAACTGATACCTCAAGTGTTGACGTTCGCTGTTGCCGCTGCTCTCACTTCAGGTGTGGAGGAGGAGACGGCGACTCTCGGGCGCGTCAATGCCATTTTCCACGAGATCTTTGACGAGCACACGCGCGTCGTCGCGGGTGGTACAATCATCAACTGGCGTTGGTACCATTGGCTTAATCCCAAACTCATTTGGAATCGAGTCACTTGGGGAGTCGACTGCTGCCGTGAGGTGGCGCACGATTCCGACGAGGCCCTCTCATACAACATCCTCGCGACCAGGGGTTATGCCCCACACGTCCACGCACCCATTGTGTTGCCACCGGAAACGGAGTTTCCACCGGTGTACGATAGGAAGTCCAGTGAGACCGCAGAGATGGCGGACCACGCTTCGTATTCCTACGGGCGCCACGACGAAACAAAAACACCTCGGGCACCGGTTGTGAGACCGGTCCTCCCGAGCTTTTGTGGGCTTATCCCTACCACAGCCCACAACACGGAAGATGCTTTGATACACGCGTTTCGTTCACGTGTCGGCAAGAAGGTCCCCAAAAGTAGTCCAACAGGGTGGATGAACATCATTAGACGTGTGGACCTCAAAGATTCCATCCTACATCCGTTAACTTGTGTCGGGAGAGTTACCCCGACCGAACGTGATTGGGATGGTTGGCTTGCCAAATTCCCAGAGCATGCTCGACTGAAGTTCCGTGAGGCGAAGACTAGCTTGCAACTGTCTTCCCTGAATCGCGCAGACCTGGTTTGTTCCACTTTTCTAAAGATCGAGAAGAGTGGCATGCGTGATAGTGGTGGTCCCCCTGCACTCGATGAGCGGATGATTTTTTCGTACAGTCCCCGCTTTCAAGTCGCAACAGGAATCTACAACTGGCTTCTCGCTAAACGTTTTCGCAAAGAATACCCCGTGTATCATGAGTCTGGCGGACCATCGCGGGTTGTTTGGGCAACTTCAGAGAATGCGGATGCTGGTACCCTCGGGCGTTGGTTTGATGATGTCACTCAATTGCTGGGAGGAAAAGTGTGGTTCGTTGTTTGGGACCAGAAGAGATTTGAGGCGCACCGTGACCTGTTTGCCAAATCGTTCGAGAACATGGTCTGCTTTCGTGCCATTCACGACGCGGACTATCGTTTTGCCGAATCTAACCGGCGGTTGGTGGGACACGGCCAGAGACACAACGTGAACTTCGTTGCCAAAGACGTTCTCGGTAGCGGCAACAGCCGCACCTCCCTGAGCTCTTTCCTCCGAAGTCTCGCTGGGACGATTCATTCGTTCGGTGAGCCAGTCATCCAAGACTATTACGTTTTACTCAACGGAGACGACGCAATGTTGGTCACGCGCACCCGCCCCAACGTTGACGTTGTTCTTGCACACTTTCTCGACTTGGGACAGGAAATCGACCTCAAAATAACGGAGCACGTCCATGAAGTGGAATTTTGCCAGACTATCCCATATCCTACTCCGAGTGGGACTGTCTGGGGCCCTAAAATCGGGCGCGTTCTTGCGCGTATCCCGTGGGCCACATCATCTTGCAAAGACGACCCAGTTGGGATTGCTCTTGGGATGCTGTCATCAACCTACCATATTCCATTCCTACGACAGTACTTCGCGAATGTCGCTCGTCTCGCACCGAGTGTGAAGCCCGTCCCATACGAGCACCACATTCGGACGCGTGAGTGTTACGACTATGACGAGACGACCTTTGGGTTCGTGTTCGCACGCTATGGTCTTACGCGTGCGGACTTGGTGACGTTCAACGATATGCTTGTTGGTGTCGATGAACTAAGAACCGTTCTGCCTTGGCCTCAGATTGAGGACTTGGCGAAGGTTGATGAGTGAGCGATGAAAAGTAGCCGTTCAATTTAAACTGTCTCAATTTTCACTACCACACACTCAATGGCAAAACGGGGAAGAAAGAACAAATCAAAAGGGCGAAATGCTAGTGTCATTTCCGTTCCACAGGGTACTACTATTCTTCAGTACGGTGGCATTCCTACTAGTAGCGGCGGCTTGCCTGCTCTTGTACCCGCTAACCCGGGACGATACGGAAATGTGCCGACAATTACTACGACGACAATACCCAGACCCCCTCGACGAGCTGCTCCTGGGGGAGTACGAAATCGCGGTATGACGACGCGCCGAGGCGCTATGAATCATGAGTCTGCTGCCGAGACTTACGCGTGCTCTAGATATGATCCTTTCTGTCCTGCCGCTCGCGGAGCGAAGTACAACGACTGGTATTCGAACCAAACACAGACTTACCAATCCAAGGGCATTGTTAGCGTAAGCGCCAATGCCACCAGCGGTGACACATTTATGTTGTTCTCGCCGGATGTCGCATATTCGGACTACTGCCTTGTTTCGAATGCGACCACCACCGTCACCATCCCTGGTACCTTCTCCTCATCTGACTCGGGGGCAAGCACTTGGATGGCCACAATGGACGGTGTTCGATTGGTTAGTGCTGGTCTCCACTGGGTTCCCACTTATCCCGATTCCATCTCTGATGGAATCTTCCACGTAGCGGTTATTAACCGCGCTGATTCTCTTCTTGGGACTGCCACCACAACGCCTGCTACCATGCCGACGTTAGGTACGCAGTATTATGCTGCCAACTCCTCGAAAGAATTCACGTGGGTGACTAAGATGATGGCGCTGGAATCCAAAGACCTTATCGCACCTGGCGGTGTTGCCTCCACCACCGCACGTTCCGAATACTGGGACGCCGTCGCAATTTATCTCGATGGGCCTGCCACCAACGTTGTCACGGGTTATTTTGAAGTTATCCGCAACTACGAAGGACGCCCCTTGATGACTAGCACCGCGTCACGTTTGACTTCCCCCGCGCCCCTCGCCACCCCGGTAACGACTGCCGCTGGCGACGTGATGTCTAGAATCGCCCCATCCTTTGTCGAGGGTGCCAAGGAGACCTTTAAACGGGTCGCCGAGGAAGCCGCCAGACGTGGAGCCAAATGGGCTGGCGGCGCGGTTGCTGGATACATGATGGGTGGGCCCCCCGGCGCGATGGCCGGTGGGGCCCTGGCGCTCGGAGCCTAATTCCCTTCAACTATATATACACTTAATAAACCGTGCGAGGTTACTTTATTAGCACGTCGTTAAAAATCTTATAACCAACATAACACTCGGTCTGATCAACCGTGATAAAACAAAAAAGTCCACCCTGGTCATCCTAGGTGGCTAAGTCGCTTTGCGCCGCGTCGGACCAA